CTTCAAAGGCTGTTGGCGGCGGACTTCCTGAGAACGGAACCCTTCCTGACACCACCAAGCCTACCTTCCAAAATGTGGCCGCAAAGCCAAAGACCATCGCTCACTCTTTTGACATGAGCGAAACGGCCATCTTCCTTAACGACAAGGACGACGGACTGGGCGACATTCGCTCCGTCCTCAAGGAAGAAATGGGTAAGCACCACGCAGAGCACATCAACGATATGCTAACCACGGATGTTACAACGGTTGCAGGAAACGACCTTGAGTCACTTGACCGAATCACCACTGGTAACAACAGCATGACCTCCGGTACTCACTACGATGCTGGAGACGAAGACATGTACAGTATTGACCGCAGTGCTAACACTTGGGCTTTTGCAGAAGACTCTGCTGACAGTTCATCTGCTAACAGAACCCTTTCTCTTGACCACTTGGATGAAATTTTCCGCCTCATATGGCAGAGAGGAGGTAACCCCAAGGTTATGCTTACTGGCTACGACACTTTGATGCGAATCCAACAACTCCTCCAAGCACAACAACGCTTCATGGAAGAGAAGAGAGTGGTTCCCACCTTCAACGGTGTCAAGGGTGTTCCCGGTGTTGAAGCCGGTTTCATCGTGGCTACTTACAACGGTGTTCCAATCATCCCAACCAAGGAGATGGCTGGAGACGGAATCAGCCGTATCTACATGCTGGACACTGATTACTGTTACTTCTCCACTGCAAAACCAACCCAATACTTTGAGAGCGGAATTGAAACTGGCGACCCGTTCGCCATCAACCGTCTTGGACAAGAAGGTCTTTACCGAACAATGGGCGAATTGTGGACAACTTTCTTCGGAGGTCAAGGTTCTATCCGTGACCTACAGTGAGGATGAATGGAGATAAAAACATAAGGAGATGAATTATTATGGCAGTAACAAAAACACACAGAGGAATAACCTATACCACCAGTGCAGATGCTGGGATTGATGTACTATTGGACATGCCCCTACAGGGCGGTGTTGACCAAGACAAGACAGAATGGTTGAATGGAAACTCCGGCGGCTCATACCCCGGCAGTCTCACTGGATTCAACGCTTCTAACAGCGACGGGTCTAAAATCCACAATCCAAGATTGTTGGTTGTCCATGTCAGCACAATGGCTAACGATGAGACACTTACTCTTTCAGGCGAGTGTACTGAAATTATGCACACTTCGTGTCAATGGGCCGAAGCCGCCGCCGCCGCTGGACTATCCCAGCATGTAGCGAGTGGAGTTCTCGTTAATGACGGCTCGCACCTTTTGGTAAGCGAGAGTACAG